CTTCCGTCTTTTCAGTGAACCCCCTTGACCATCAGACACAACTACAATCTTTGTAGGATTAATTAGTTTAGCTGCATAACCAATGCTTTTTAAACATCCCGCAATTCCACCAGTATGGTTACCGTTGGAATTAAGGGAGGGGGAGGCCATAAACGCTCTAATAAAAGTGTTCATGAAATCAACAATTAGAACTTCAGAATTGGAAGATCTATTCAATCCTCCAACTGTATCTTCTTGTTTTACGTTGTCAAATAAAGAAAACAACCTCTTTTTTTCACTGTCAGATAGATTACTCATTCTCAGATGATACACCAACATCCTCATTCGTGTCAACAACTGCGTCATCAACAATGATACTATTTGGATCTTTATACTTCATAATGACTGAATTACAGATTTTCATATAAATTTCTTCATTCAAAACTTTGTCATTTTTCATTATTTGTACAAAGTCTTTGGATTGAAACTTCCATTCAGTACCATCATCCTTTTTATAGGTATAATAAGCTCCACCTTGTTTTACCAAGTCGTTTTCTTTCAGTACCTTAATCCAACTACCATAATCTGCAATTCCACTATCAAAGTAAATATCAAAAGATGCTTGACGTTGTGGTGGTCCCATACGATTTTTGACAACTAATGCTTTACATTCATTGCCAATTACTTCTTCACCTTTCTTAAGTTTACCTGTGTTGTTCAAACGAACACGAACACTGCAATGATAAGCAAGTGATTTACCACCTGATACTACATACTTATCACCAAATGCCATAGCATTTAGATTCTGACGCAATTGATTAGTAAATACAGTAAGTACCTTCTGACGACCAATCATTGTAGTAATCTTACGCATTGCTTTACTGATGATGATACTCTTACCAGTTGCATAACCATCCTTACCATGATCACTTTCCAATTCTACTTTTGTAGATGCGGCTGCAACAGAGTCAACAATAATTGTAAGAATACGATCTTTGTTAGACTTTCTTACAATCGCAATCATTTGTTCCATCTTTTCAAAGATATCTTCAACGGTTTCACATTGAACATATAGAAGTTTTGATAGATCTACACCGAGACTTTTCCAGAATTCTGGAGCAGCAGAATTTTCAGTGTCAATAACAACTGCAATTCCACCTTTCTTTTGTGTATCAGCAACAACGTGTGCAGATAACAGACTCTTTCCTGTTCCTTCTAATCCATTGAATTCAATCATCTTACCAACAGGTAATCCGCCGTGAGGACGATTACTAATGGCTAGGTCAAGAATAGAAGAACCTGTACTAATCCAATCACTAATTTCCGCTGGATTTTCCTGTTCATCTAAAAAATAAGCAATTTTACCACCGTCTTTGTTTGCTTTGTTTAACTCATTTGCGAGTAATTCAACTAACTCATCTCTTTGAGGAGTATCTTGTGTAACTTGATTTTTCTTTTTCATAAATTTATATAACTAAAATAGGGGTGGCAGTAATAGATACTACCACCCCATTACTAACAATTGATTTTAACTGTTGAACAAGTTATCAAAAGCAGCAGTTACATCATCTGTATTTGCTTTGGATGCCTTTGCACTTGGTGAGGCAGTAGCAGTTTTACCTGCACTTGGAGATGGAGTTGGAGATGTTGTAAACGGAGCGTCATCTTCAACAATAGTATTAACAGTACCTTCTGTGGTCTGAGTTTCAGGATTCAACCAAGCGTCCATTACAGACTTTAGTTCATCATATGAATATTCAGGAAATAGATCCAAAATGTTCACTTGTTGAGCAAGAATATCCTTTTGAGATACATCAATTGCAATAGTTGCGTTTGGCTTGACACGAATAGTGGTTTCTGCAAATGACTTACCAGAATCTTCTGCGGTACGGAATTCAACAACAATGTCACGCCCATTAACTGGATCTGTGATATCACCGTAATCAGGATCATTGATGATTGATAGAATTTCTTGATAGACATTCTTACCAAATCCCCAGAACTTGATTCCTTCACTTTCTTCACCACGAACCAAGATTGGAGCGTATGTGCGCATCTTTGGTTCCATCTTACGTCCCAACTGCCAATCTTCCTTATTGCCGGTCTTCTTCATACGATTTGACCATTCAACAATTGGATCTGGACGGTTAAAACTGTCAGGAGATAGATAAGTCTTGTTATTGATATTATAATGGAACTTCAATTCAATAAAAGGATTATCTGTTTGATACTTGTAGGGAACAATACGTACAACTTGTTTGCCTGGCTTTGGTTTCCAGATTAGTTGAGTTTTGTTGTTTGTGTTTGAAAGTGAATTCAAACGACTCTTTAGCTTACTTAGGTCTAATGCCATAATCGGTAATTATTTAATAGTTAATTTTTAAGTGTTAATTAATAAGTTTTGTAACTTATTGAGTGACTCACACGAATCACTTGTTCATAACACTACATAACTATGGCATGGAATTTTAAAAAGTTCAACTAATTATATTGAAAATTTTGACAGGAATAATTCTGACGGACACATCACCGGTTAAAATAATTGAATTTTGGTACAATTCCCAACTTAACTGAAAGGTTTTGTCAAAAACGCCATTGTTTTCTTCTGTGATCAACTTATTCATTGCATTCAATGTATAAATTGTGTTGGTTTGTTTTTTTCTATGTACACTTATTGTATTTGGCAATTTGTTGAATTTATCATCTGTAAGTTCAACATTATAAGTCAGATACAATTCTTTTGGATTTTTTGTATTACTGAATATAAATATTTTTTCATTTAGAATAATGTAGTTCTGTTTTATCAAATCTACGCAATTTAAATATTCACTGGACGTAGTGAATGTGCAAAGTAATTGTTTTTTCATTTAATTATTAGTTTTTTACCGTCTACGTACCATAATTTGCCCACTACGTTGCCATCAGAGTCATACCATGTATTCTTCTTTTGATAAAAACCATATGATTTGGCTTCTTCAAGGGTATACTCTGTTCTTAAAATTTTTTCAATATCAACTGCATCAGCTTGTTTTTCTTCAGGAGTTCTAGTGTCTGGATCTTCATCATCTTTTGGTTTTTGTTCAGGTTGAACATCTACTTTTTCTGGTGATTTTGGTTGATCTGGAGTTGGTTTTTGTTCTGGTTCTACGCTTGGTTTTTCTTGATCTGTTGGTTCATCTGTAAAAACATTTGCGTCACGTTTGTTTGGATTTTTATCAAAGTGAGTTCCCTTTGCAATTGCTTTTTGTTTATATTCTGGTGTTGGAAAGGTTACAAGTATACCATTTTTGTTGTATGCTTGACGTGCTGGATATTTTCCTTCTACAACATTGTTTAGATAATCAGTTACAGTTTCTACTGACATGCCTACTTCTAGCAGATTGCTTCTCAAGATTTCAATGTGTTCTTGTTTAGTGATGTCAAAAACACCATCTTCAATAGAAATGTCTGTGCTTGATTTGTCTAATGCTTCAAAAATTAATTTCTTAATGTTCATATTAAAATACTTTATCTTGTGGTATTGCGGTTTTATTTACTTCTGCTTTGAATGTAAAACTACTTTTACTATCATTTCTTAGTTCTACTAATGAATAATAAGGAACTACTTCATCATCAACTATTTGTAATTCAAATATAAGATATAAATAGACGATAAAATAATTTCCATCCTTACTCTTTTTTATTTCAATTTTACCAACTTTAAAATCTCCACCTTTTTCTTCCACTATACTTGTGATTGAATATTCTTTCTTCTTACCCAATCTTTGAATTTTTTTACCGTCATATTTAATCAACGGAAGACTGTCATTCTTACCAAATATAGCTTCAGCAGATATTTGTGAGGAAATTTTTATAAATTCATCTTTGATATTCTTTTGATCACTTAAACTACTTCCTTGTGACAATACTTTATCTAATAGTTTTTCAAAAAATTCAAACGCAACAATATTAGAATTGAAATAAATCATTGGTTTGAATGCATCTCTATCAATCAAAGTTATTGGTTCACATGTAACTTTTTTTGTAACACAAGTACTATCTTTCAACGGTACAAAGTATGTATTCCAAATATTATTGATATTGTTCTTAATACCAGTTATGGTGGATTCATCAATATCTTGTACATCAGTTACAAATATTTTATTGTTATCCAATTGTTTTGACTTTTGTACTATTCTACCAATTAAACTTTCATAATTAATCTTTCTAACTTCTCTAACTAAAACTGCGGTATTTATATAAAAACTATGAGTTACTTTGATTGGATCATCTTTACCTTCATTGGTTATCTCCATTTCTTTTCTCAAATTTTCTTCAGCATTTACCAACGTAAAATACTTTGTTTTAACTGATTGAATTTCATCTTTAAATCCTAATACAATAGAACCAAATACTTTGTTAGTAATTTTTTTCAAATTACCAGCAAATTCACCAATAGTATCAGCTAATGCTTTTGGAATTTTGCCAACAGCGGTAACTAGTTTTGTTAAACTAGATCTTAACGCATTCATAAATTCCACTTCAGTCAACAATTGTTTGTCAACATAAATGTCTTGGAAAATCTCAGCAATATAAGATTCACTGGTTCCAAGCAATTCAGCAGGAGTTAATTTTTGTGGATTTTCATCAGAATTTTGTGAATACCTTAAACCTGGAACAGCGTTTATACCACCACCAAAGATTGAGTTGAAGAATGTCAATACTCTACCGGCTCTACCTTTACCAGCCTTTAAAGAAACAATTGCAAACTTCTTGCTAGTTTCTTTATTGTTGTTATCCAAAATAATACACAAACTTTCTTCTTTGTCTGTACTGCCTACTTTATTGTTTTTTAATGCAGAATAAACGTCATCAGGAGAACAACCATACAATAACACAGCATCACCTGTGTTTTCTTTGGACTTATCTTTGCTTTTATATTGACTTGAATTAAATGCTTCATAAAATTTAGTTATGTCTTTATTGATGAATCCAGTTGGTTTTGTTCCTGTAACGTCTTCTAATGATGTACCAGAATTTATGCCTGAAATAGAATCATAGTGGTTTTTGTATGCCAAATAACCTTTATACAATTCATTTTTCTCAAGACTAAGTTTCAATAAAGGCTCTTTTGAGATCTCATTTACTTTAAGTCCAATCTTTTGATCTAGTTGAATCCACTTTTGAACTTTACTTAATGCGTCAATATGATAATTACCACCGTCACCAAAAACTACGTACAAAGGCCATGTTTCTTTAATCTTAGTGTCTAGTGGCCCATCAATTTTGTCAAAGTTTACAACTACTTCATCAAGTAAGTCTGATAAATCCTTTGGCAAAGGTAATAAAGCTGCTTTTGGTGGTTTTGGTTTTGCTTCTTCAATACTATCCATATAGGATAAATATTTAAAAAAACAAAAGAACTCTAATCTTTTTAGATATCTGCTATTATCATCTCATTATAATTGCGTCCAATATAACATTTTATAGGAAATTGATTGTTTGACATTAACCGTTTTAATTCAATTAAAGTGTCTCTTTTGTCATCTTTATGACAATCAAATAAAACACTGTCATAGGTGTATAAAATAGCTTTTGTTTGTTTTTTGTTAGAATCTAAATATTCATTTACTCTTACTAATGATTGCATACCAAATTCAGTTTCACTTGCCTGTAAGATATAATTGAACAATTTGTTTGGATTTGGTTCATTTATATGATTTGTTGTGATTCTTCTTTTATAAACTGGCGTTTCTACATAACCATGTTCACAAAAGAATAACCATCTATGCGCAATATAATCACTCATTTTCTTAAAATATGGAACTTCCAATAATTCAGATGGAATATTACCATACATACACTGAAATGTAAGGTTCTTTGACGCTTTGATTTCATCTTCTGTCAAGTCATCTTTGCCATAATATAATCTTCCAAGATATTCATAAGCATTTTGTGGTAAGTTATAATTGATTAACTTTGCAACTATGTGAGGGTGGTAGGCACTATAATCAATCATAAACAACATACCATCATCACCATATCTGCTAATAAATGATGATCTACATCCATTTTCTTTGTTTAATGCACTATAGTTAACGTTACCAAACCTATTACTAGGTCGTCCTGTTGCGGTATATAGGTTATATTGAGTATAAACAAATCCATCCTTATCTTTGACCGTCTTGTTCTCAAAATGCCTATTAAACAATTCTACGTCAACCTTTAATCCATTGTGTTCAAGAATTCTAAGATTTTCAGTGATTGTACTATTAATATTATAAAAACTATCATCCAACTTCAACTTTTTTACTCTTTTAAGCATTTCACTATACATCTTCTCAAATTTCTCCAAGTGTTTTACAACAGGAATACACTTATTTAAGTCACTATAACACATAAACTTGTGTTTATAAAATGAATGAGCAGTTGTATCAAATTCAGTATAATCATCTATTTTACCGTCACTAATAAAAAACAAAATGTTAATATCATACAAATTCTGTATTGGCATCAAATGCATGAACTTCTTTTTATCATAAATCCACTTTTTACCTTTAAGTTTATTAAAGTCTGATACTAATGTGTTTTTATCAACACTGAACCTTGCATCTGGATGGTCAATTGAAATTATATGAGTTTGTTTGTCCTTGATTCCATAAATCATCAATAAACATGGTTCATCTGCACATGGATGAAAACATTCATCATTTTGAACGCAATCCATGATTAAATCACTATTCCAATTATCTTTTAAGAAGTTTTTGTAACTGTTAGTGTCTTTGATGACCATACCGCAAGTATACCAACGATGTATATGATGTCAATTTTATACTTGTTATTTATAAAATTCAAGAGGATTTTTTAAAACTCCTGATAATCCTGGCATTACTTTTTCTGCATTTTTAATTGTGGATTGATTATCTTCTTTAACACCACTATATATTTTAACTTTGTTTTGATAAACATCTGTCTTTGATCCTGTTATTCTCCATATCAAATTAATTTTAGAATATAGTCCGTTTATGATAGTGTTATAACTATCTCCGGAAACTTCATATATTGTTCCGTCATTAATTTTTTTTGCAAAATATCTATTTATATAACCTCTGTTATAATCATCAGTGGTAGGAGATGCTTTTGCATATACAGGATAATCTCCTTGTAGTACATCAAAATATAATCCTCTAGTATTATCTGTATATGTTTTCATTACATTTGTAAATTA